TTGCAGGGCCATGAGGATGGCGGAGGGAATGGCCTGAAAGCCTGCCGCGGCCTCCTGGGCTTTCTGCGGGAGCAGGCCGAACTGGATAATCATCTCATCATAGGCCGCGGTCAAATCGCTTATTTCCGCCATGACTTCCGCATGTCTCTGCTTCGAGGCATCGTCCGTCTTGCCGACAAGCTCGGCCGCCTTCAGGCGGAGCTCGTTCAGGTGGAGCATCATCCCCTCAAGCGCCATCGAGGGGTCAACCAGAGCGGCTATAGCAACGTCCTTGACCGCGCTCCCCATCTCCTCGAACTGATATTTGCCGTTCCTGGTGATGACGTCGATTACCCTCTGGTACTCGATCTGCATGGTCTCCGCGGCCTGACGGTGGAGGTCGGCGAAGCCGTGAAGCTTCTCCAGGCCGGCTTGTACCTGCTTGGCGGTTTCCCCGGATTTCGCCTGTTCGGTAACCCGCTGTAATTCGGCTTCGGCTTCCCTCAATTTCTGCTTGGCCTTCTCTGCTTCCTGCCAAAAGTGCGTGATGACAGCGGCTCCGCCGGCCACCACGCCGCCTGCAGCGAAGTTGGCGAAAGACCCCAGCATTCCCGACAGGGCCGAAGTGGCCCCAGCGGCCGAAGTGGTCAGCGTGCGGAAGATGCCGGACAATCCACCCAGGTCGCTTGCAAGAGTGGCCAGCTTGATGGTGGCCAGGGCTGACCCGAACACTATGATGGCGTTCCGCGCCCCGCCCACCCAGTTCACCATATCCATAAACGCCTTGACCAACGGCATTAAGCCCTCGGCAGCGCTTATCCCAAAATCCATGAGCTGGTTCTTCAGGATGGCCCAGCGCTTGGAGAAGCTCTCCCTCATCTCGTCTGCGCTGTTGGCCGCCGTCCCCGCCGAGTTCTTCAGAGCGTCGCTGAACTCCTGGAGGGCCCCGGGCCCCGAATTGACCAGGGCGAGCATCCCCGAAAGGGCCTCGGTGCCGAATATCATCGAGTACGCCTGGTTGCGGATGCTCTCGTCTACCCCTTGCGACTTCTCGGCCAGATAGGAGAGTATGGAGGCCAGGCTGTTGGTGGAAGGGTTCATCCGCTCCGCCTCCAGGCCCAGCAACCTCATGCCGTCGGCGACCTCTTTGGTCGGGTCCATCAGCCTGACCATGGTCGCCCGCAAGGTGGTCCCGGCCTGCTCCCCCCGGACGCCAGCGTTCCCCATCAGGCCGACGGCGGCCACCATGTCCTCTATCGACTGGCCGGTTGCCCCGGCCACCGGGGCGATGTACTTCATCGCATACGCCAGGTCCTCGAAGTGGAGCATGGATTTATTCACCGCGGTGGCGAAGACGTCGGTAACATGGGCGGCCTGGTCCGCCTCCAACCGGAAGCCGCCCAGGGCCTTGACCACCATCTCCGCGGCCATGCTCATCTCGATACCCCCGGCGGTGGCCAGGTCCAGCACGGCGGGCATGATGGACAGCTGCTGGGCCGCGTTCATGCCGGCAGAGGACAACTCGTACATCCCCTGCGCTATCTGGGAGGCGCTGAACTCGGTCTCCTTGGCCATGTCGCGGGCCAGGTTCTTGAGTTTCTCGAACTCCTCCCCGGTGGCCCCGGAGACCACCTTGACCTTCGCCATCGCGTCCTCAAAAGACGCGAACTCGTCCACCACCTTCTTGGTGGCGTAAATGGCTCCTCCCAGGCCGGCCGCTCCGGCCAGGAGTTTGGCGGTGGAGCTCGCCTTCTCCTGGATGCCGTTGAAGGTCTGGGTGCACTTCTCCTGTGCCTTGTCCAGGTCCGACGTGTCCACGCCGTAGCGCACCAATAGCCTGCCGAGTATGCCGCCGCTTTCCATGTCTCACTATCTCCTGTCCGTGATGAAACGCGATATGCCTTTGAGCCCCTTCTCCTCCTCCTGCTCCCCGCCCCTCTCGTAGCGGTTATGGGCGTCCACCAGCACCGCCAGCCGGGCGGGAGTGGAGTGCCAGAAGATGTCCTCCGAGAGATACCGACAGCAGAAGTAGAGCATCAGGGGCCAGTCTGGCCTTCCGCCTCTGGCCCCTCTTGCTCTTTTTTTACGCTCTCCGGAGGCGTGAAGGCGTCCATGACCGCCGCCGACAGGGCCACGTTCACCTCCGCCAGCCGGTGGAGCGGGATGAGGTCCCCGGCCCCCTCCAGGGTGATTTCCGGGTGATATTCGCGCAGACCGGCCCACAGCATGGCCCTGGTGGAGCGGTAGCCGGGCGGAATGTCCCCGGTCTCCACGGTCCCCAGCAGCTCCTCCAGGGCGCAGAGGGCGTTCATGGTGAAGACGACCTTATAGGTCTTGCCGTCCGCCAGCTCTATCTCGTGGACCTTATTCTGGAGCTCCTTGAGCATCAGCCCTCCTTACAGAGACAGCACGGCCACGGTCACATCGGTCGTGCTGGAGTAGGTCACCTGGACCTTGCCGTTAGTATCGTTGAACCGCCCAGGGCTGAAGGGGCCTATGAGCTTTTCACCGCCAGCCGGCACCTGGACGGTGATGTCGTGGTCGTGCCCGTAATTGCAGGGGACCTGACTGTTCACAGTGACGGTTATCTGCGAGCCACCGCCGTTCTTCACGTGAAGGAACGCCCTGCCATCCCGATTGGCGAACTCATCCCCGGAAGTCCCGGCCCCGGCATAGCTCGGCGTGATACCGGCAAGGGTAATGGCCTGCACATTCAAGGTCGCCATGCTTTACCCACCCCCTCTTCAGGTAATCGGCTGGGCGGTCTCGTTGCCCACCAGCCTGAAGAACGCCTTATCGGTGGACTGGCAGGGGATTGCCTTCGCGGTGAAGCTCACCGTGTAGTAATCGTCAACCTTGGCTCCCATATCGTGGTCCTTGACCTTGCACTTGTAGCAGACGAAGTGTAAGTCGGCGCCGACATCGTTCACCTCGACCACCTGGGCCTCAATCTTGAAGTAGTTGGGCCTGTCGTCGCCGTTCAGGGTATAGGTCTCCACCCTGTTGGGGGAGGTCCCGGACAAGGTAGCGGACCCGCCGAGCATTACTGCCAGGACGTGCTTGGAGATGATGGCGTGATTGGCGCTTATCTCTATGCTGTCAATAGTCGTCCTCACGTCAAGGATTTGGTCATCGCCCCGCAACTCCTTCTCCGAGATGTTGAACTTGACCTTGAATTCTTGGATGCCGGGCACGTCCTTCGACGTGTCGTAAATGGGGCTGGAACCGCTTTCGTCCGTAAGTTTGGCTATCTTGCAATCCCGCACGCCGAAAACAAAGGTCTCACTGCTGAAAGCCATCAGTCAACCTCCTTTATCTCCTCAAGTCGAACCTTCCCTTCCGGCTCCTCCTCTAGGGGGGCGTAATGGTCGGGGAACCGGCGGAGCATCTCCCTGCCGAGCCCCTCCGACACCTCCACCACCCCGTTGGAGACCTCGAACTCCTCGCCCGCGACAACGATGCTGTCGCAGGGCCTTATCACTCGAACCTTCATCTCCACCTCCTATGCTCGCGCCAGTATCGAGAAGTCCAGGGCCTTGACCCGCTTGAGCGACTCGTGGTCGAACAGGTCCACCTCGGACACCAGCCTGACCACGCCCCGGACCCCGCGCATGGCTTGCTTCACCGCCTCGCCCAGCTCCTCCAGCCCGCTGTCCGCCCAGACCTTGACTTCTATCCTCGGCCGGGCGGCGAAAGGCCCCCCGTCGGCCAGCTCTTCCGACCCGCCCACCTGGCGGTAGGTGATGAGTGGGTAGGTGGGTTTCTCCGGGGGCCAGGCCAGATAGACCCGGTCGCCCACCGCGGAGGAGATGGCCGGGTTGGCCAGGAGGGCCTCCCGGACCTGCCGTTTTACTTCCTTCACTTTCCGCTCACCTCCCGAGCGAGCTTCTGCAGGGCCGACCGCAGTTGCGGGGCGACCTCCTCGAAGGCGGGGCGCAGATAGGGCTGGGGCCTGGTCCCGAAGGCTGCAATCTTGCGGGCCACCGGGTAGGCTGCGTCCTCGTCGCCCAGCACCCTTCCCGCCCACAGCTTGAGCTCGGATATGGGTGGGAAGTGGGGGCTGGTGCCGTACTCCACGGCAGCCGCGTACTTCTCCCCGGAGACCACGTCCGCAGTGAACCGCCCCGGCCTCTCGGTATGGATGCCGGCCCGCAACCTCCCGAAGGCCACCGGGGCCCTCTCTTTGGCGCGGTTCTCCGTCTCCAGGGCAGCCCTGGCAAGCAGGCGCTCAATCTCCGCCTTGAGCGCCTCCATGAAGCGCTGGTTGTTCCGCAGTATCTCCGGGATGCCCTCTATCCGTACTGGTTCAGACACTTTTCAGCCATGCCTCCTTGTGATGCCCAACCCCGCCGGGCTCCCATGCCTCCAGGACCTCGTACTCCCTGCCGTCCACCCGGACCAGGTCGCCCGGCTCCAGCGGGGCGTACTCCGGGGCAAACAGCTTGTGAGAGGGAACGTCCTGTATCCCTCGCTCGGCGAAGGTCGCCGTCGAGCCCGAATAGCGGAACTTGTCCAGCCGCGCAGGCACGGTGGCGATGAAGGCGTAGTTGGTCTCCGGCTCGCCGACCTCGTTATAGGTGGTCTGGGCCCGGTAGATGGCGGCGGGCGCGTTGAGCAGGGCCTCAAATGCTCCGGTAGTCAAGCTCCACCACCTCCACGCCGCTTGCCGTCTCCGCCCGAAGCCGCAGGGTATCCAGTTTGAGCTGTAGGGCCACGTCCGCCTCCACCACCCGCTCGAACGAGACGGAGAAGTCGCCGATGCGGACGCTGGAGGCCCCGGGGTAGTCCCGGTTCCGCTGCCTTAACGCCCACAACCCGGCCACCAGGCGGGCACAGAGCATCCGCAGGGTGTTGGCGTCGCTGACCACGCCCTCCAGGTTGTGCTCCCCGCAGTAGTCCCGCATCCAGGCAGTCGCGTCCTCACAGAGGGCGTCCACCTGGGCTTGCTCCTCCGGGGTGAACGTGATGCCGGCGTAACGCTCGACGTCCTGATAGGTCGCGTAGGCCATCAGCGGTTACCTCCCTTGCGGGGCTGGCCCTGCTTGGCCTGGCCCGCCGGCCTTTCCGGCTTTACCGCAGGATGGAGGGCTTCCTCTA